TTCAGGGCCCGGGCGGGGCCGCACAGGTCATCGATGTTTCTGATCTCGATAGCGCCGCCGTAGAGAAGATCATGGGCCTTGCCGACGAGGGGCAGTTGACTTTTGAAGTAAACTATCTCCCGGCAAACACGGTGCACGCGAATCTCAGGCAGGATCGCGCTGATCGCACGTTGACGCCGTTTAAGATCGTATTCCCGGATGATTCACCAGCTACGGAATGGACGTTTAACGCTTACGTTACCGGATTCGCGGTTTCCGGCGGAGTTAATGCTCCCGTTAAGGCCAGTATCAGCTTGGAGATTTCCGGAGCGGTGACGGAAGTTTAAGGGCAAATTCATACGTACAAAATCAAGAAAGGAAATCCATGCTTAACCGGGAAGCGATACTCGAAAAGTCTGATTTAAAACGCCAAAAGGTTGATGTCCCTGAATGGGGGGGAGATGTCTACGTTTCCGAAATGACCGGAGAGGCCAGAGATGAGTGGGAGATGAATATCATCAGCCGGGATGGAAAGCAGACAGTAGACAACCCCCGGGCCAAACTTGTCATCGCCTCAGTTGTTAACGAGAACGGAGAGAGGTTGTTTTCCTATGGTGACCTTGAAAAGGTCAGCAAGCTCTCAGCTTCAGCGCTTGACCGGATCTGTAAAGTCGCTCAAGAGCTAAACGGCCTTACCCATAAGGAACTTGAAGAAGCAAAAAAAGACTAAAGCGCCGGCCCGAGCGGCGCTTTTATTTCATCCTGGCAGAAAAGCTCGGGATGACCGTCGGAGGGATGCTGCGGTCAATGACAAGCGCGGAGCTTACGGAGTGGATGGCTTATTTTATGGGGGAGCAAGAAGAGCCAAAAGAGAAAGTTAATACCGCCAAAGTCATTAAAGCGGCTTTTGCTAACAGGGTAGTTAAGAAAAGGAAAAAATAGAAATGGCGTCACTCGGCCAATTAAATGTCAGCCTAACAGCGGAGACGGTACAGTTTATCCAGGCCATGGACAAGGCCGCTTTTACTGCCAGCATGCGGATGAATCAAATGCAACGTAACGCCCGCATTGCCGGAGTTGCTATCTCAGCGGCCCTGGTTGCCGCGGCAACTGGTTTCGCGTACAAAATGAAGCAGGTTATTGATGAAGCCGATAAAATGGGGAAGGCAGCTCAAAGTTTAGGCGTTACCACAGAAGCCCTATCAAAACTAAAATACGCGGCGAGCTTATCCGATATTTCTTTTGAAGAGCTCTCGGGAAGTATTAATCGGCTCAACAAAGCGGCCGAGAGCGGAAGCAAGGCCTTTGCCAGTTTAGGAATTAACGCCAAGAATAACGACGGCACATTAAAGAACGCCGACCAATTGATTGGCGAAATCGCCGATAAATTCAGCCAGTACAATGACGGCGCCATGAAGTCCGCGATTGCCATGCAACTCTTTGGTAAGTCCGGTGCCGAAATGATCCCCCTTCTTAATCAAGGTAAAGAGGGATTGGCGGCGATGAAAGAAGAGGCCGAGAAGTTAGGTATTGTTATTGACGAGAAGACAGCCAAGCAGGCCGAGGCATTAAAAGACAACATCACCCGCCTTAACGCAGGACTGGATGGAATTTATCTCACTATTGGCAAGAGTGTTGTCCCAGTTTTAGGTGATATGGCCAAAGGGCTTGTAGAGAGTGACAAAAAAATAGGTGGGCTAAAAGAGTCCGCAGATCTTTTAGCGAGATCTCTTGTAGCGATAGTCAATGCAGGAATTTTGGTGGCGACTGCCCTGGACACCATTTCAGATGCCGCTGCCGGGGCCGCCGCCTCGATAAGTGTTCAACTTGAACATAGAAAAACATGGTGGGAGAAAGTTTTCAGTGTTATGCCGATATACAACTTCATTAGAGCCTTCAAAGAACAACTCCCAGAAGTAGCTTTGGTCAATGAAAAGACAGCTAACGACATTCAGAAAAAATGGGATGATGCTTTTTCCCGTATTGCTGATTTGGATGAGAGACAGCGGGAAAGAGAAAAGGGCGGCGGGATTCTAGAATCTACCGCCAAGGCCGCCGAAAAAACGAAAGGACATATTGAGTCCCTGACTACAGCCTACAAAGCGTTATTCAATACTGCGATGCCAGACGTAAAATCATCCCTATCTTCCGCTTTTACCGATGCCATTGTCCAGGCAAAAAATTTTCAAGATGTTCTAAAGAGTCTGCTCGATGATCTCTTGCGCATAGCCGTCCAACGTATGATCGTAACTCCTTTTTTAAACTCTATATCTTGGTTGAATCCAACTGGAGCCACTGCCGCCCCCGCAGCCTCGGCCAAAGGCAACGTCATGTTCGCCGGCCGCATGCTTGCCTTTGCCGGAGGCGGAGTGCTCGGAGGCCCTACAGTTTTCCCCATGGCCGGAGGAATGACCGGATTAGCCGGAGAGGCAGGGCCAGAAGCCATCATGCCTTTGAAGCGTGGCAGTGACGGAAAGTTGGGCGTGAAGTCCTCTGGAGGCGGCCGGACAGAAATAAATATCTACGCTCCTGCCGACTCAAAGGTTTCAAGTGAGCGACAGGAAAATGGGGACACAGAGCGCATTAATATCTTTATTGACGAAGCCGTGGCAAAAAACATCCGTCCCGGCACCAGCACATTTAAAGCCATTAAAGGGACATTTGGCTTAGGGCAGCAACTGATAAACAGATAACCGGAGGAACAATGCCCGCTTGGCCCGCATCACTACCACAGAAACAATTCTTAGGAGTCAGTGAGAAAGACGACGAAAGCCGCCTGGTCTCAGCCATGGATGCAGGCCCCGCGCTTGTCCGTAACCGTTTTACCGCCGTCCCCAGAGTCATCTCCACTTCGATTGTTCTAACCGGAACGCAGAGGCAGACCTTTGACACATTCTACCGGACAACTCTCAGCAACGGAACGCTGTCTTTTACTTGGACCGAGCCGGTCGCTGACGCGGCCGCCACATTTCGTTTTAAATCAAATCCGGAGTGGCAATGTATCGTATCAAGTTCTACTCCCGCAAATAGAATCTGGAAGGCGACTCTAAGCCTGGAAATTTTACCTTAGCCATGAGCCCTATCAGTGACACACTAAAGCAAGAAGCATTTTCTCAGGAGAGCAATTTACCCTTAGTCCTTCTTGAAATCAGCCACGCTGATCTGGCTGAAAGCATTCGAGTCGTTAACGACAAAATAGACATCACCTCAGATGGAGATTTATACACCGCGTACCCTTTTGAGATCATCCTGCCAGATTCCCGCGAGGACGCCCCGCCCCGGGCTCAAATAAGAATCGACAACGTCTCCCGCGAGATCTCCCAGGCTATCCGGAGCATATCAACGCCGCCATCCGTCGCCATAAAGATCGTTAGAAGAGAAACCCCTGACATCATCGAAATGGAATTTTCCGGCATGAAGCTTGTCAACGTACCCTATGACGTTTTAAGCGTATCAGGATATTTAGAGTTTGAAGACCTTACCCGCGAGCCCTATCCAGCCCACAACTTTAACCCGTCAAGTTACGGGGGAATATTATGACGCTAAAGGAATTTATCAGAAAGGCCATCGCTGTCCCCTTTAAAGAAAAAGGGAGGAGCATGAATGCCTGGGACTGTTATGGCCTACTTTACACTGCCTATCGTGAGGTCTACGGTATTGAATTGCCGCAATACCTGGAATATGACTCGACCATTGAATACAAACAGCTAAACAAGCTAATTACTTCTGCGATGCCATTATGGACACCAGTTAAAGACTTAAAACCCATGGACGTAGCTTTATTTAGCATATCGGGAATACCCACGCATGTTGGTTTGGTCATCGACAAAAGAAACATGCTGCATGCAGAGCATAAACTCGGAACTTTTATTGAACCCATGTTCGGTACAATCTGGGGAAAACGATTCGTTGGAGCTTTTAGATATGCAAGACTTAGTTAGGGTTTCAGCAGTCACGCATCCTTTTCAGACAAAACGGCTTGACCTTACTCTGCCCGAAGGCCTCACTGTAAGCCAAATGTTAAGAATTGCACAGCCCGACGAGAAACAGCTTGAACACGCTATCGTCTTTATTAAAGGCGAACGAATCCCCAAAGAATACTGGCCAAGCTATAGACCGCAAAAAGGAGTCTTGCTTGAGGTCAGGGCATTTCCTATTCCCCAAGGCGGAGGAGGCGATGGCGCCGGAAAAAACATCTTACGCGTCGTTATGATGATAGCCGTCGTTGCCTTTGCCGCATGGGCAGGCCCCGGCCTCGCCGCATTCTTCACAGGAGTAGAAGTAGCCAACGTCGGAGTCTTTGCGTCTGCCATGGCTACCGGACTTCTTTCCGCCGCCGGCATGCTTGCTGTTAATGCCATCGTACCGGTCAGAGCATCAAAACTAAGCCAACTCACCAGCCAGTCAGGATCACAAAACGACAGCCCCACGCTCTTTATAGAAGGCGCCAGCAACCAGCTCAGGCCCTTTAGCCCGGTCCCTGTCGTATTAGGAAAATACCGTATGACGCCTCCCCTGGGAAGCAAGCCCGTTACCGAGGTCATCGGAGACAAACAATTTATCCGCATGCTCTTTATCTGGGGAGTCGGCCCCATCGAATTTGACATGACCAGTTTTAAAATAGGCGAAACACTCCTTTCCAACTTTACCGGAGTGCAGGTCGAACATCGCGAAGGCTATGACGATGATGCGGCATTAACACTCTTTCCCGATACCGTCAGCCAAGAGGACTTTTCCGTTCTCTTAACTCAAGTCGGCTCCTGGGTAACCCGCACAAGCGGTGACGATGCCGATGAGCTGAGCGTCGATATCACATTCCCTCAAGGCCTCGTTACTTTTGATGACGCCGGCAGCAGAGGCTCACGCGCGGTTTCCGTCGAGATAGAATACCGCCAAGTGGGAGATTCCCCCTGGCTAAAAATAGACACGGCCGGTGCAAAATTCCAGACAACCGCAGACTCTTCCTGGTTTACCCTGTCAGGAAATGACCTTACCAGTATCGCATTCACCCAAAACCGCACATCCGCGATACGCCACGGCATCCGATGGGGAGTTTCCACCCGCGGCCAGTACGAAATAAGAATACGCCGGACCACCGCCGACAGCGATTCGACACAAATATATGATCAGACTATCTGGTCGGCGCTGAGGACCATAACAACCGAAGACCCCGTAAACTCTTTAGTCCCGGTCGCAAAGACAGCTATCGTTATCCAGGCCACTGACCAGCTGAATAATGTCGTCGATGATTTTAACGCTATCGTTACCACCGTCTGCCCTGATTGGGACGCGGATACCAGCACCTGGATAGAGAGAGCTACCCAGAACCCAGCCTCTTTATTCCGTCACGTCTTACAGGGAAACGGCTCTTCCTCGCCCTTGCCTGATTCCCGCGTCGATCTGGAAACCTTGCAGGAATGGCACGCAATCTGTGTCGCCAAGGGATATAAATTCAACATGGTCCGAGACTTCACCGCATCCATCTGGGACACCCTGTCCGATGTCGCCTCTGCCGGCCGCGCCGCCCCAACACAAATAGACGGAAAATGGTCAGTCGTCATTGAACAGGAACAGGAAAACCCCGCCAGCTTTATTACGCCACGAAACAGCTTTGACTTTAAGGCCGAAAAGATATTTATTACTCCTCCCCACGGCTGGAGGATAAATTTCCCTAACGAAAATGAAGACTATCGTTTTGATGAAAGACGCGTCTATCGTGACGGATACACTGACGCCAACGCAACGCTTTTTGAATCGCTGGAACTCCCCGGAGTGACTGACCCAGACCAAATCTTTAAGCTCGGCCGTTTCAGGATAGCCCAGGCCCTAAATCAACCCGAGCGCTGGTACTGGAAACAGGACATGGAATACCTGACCTATCGCCGCGGCAGCATGGTCGCTATCACTCACGATGTTCTTCTTGTGGGCCTAAAGTCAGGACGCATCAAAGAAGTCGTCTTGTCCGGAACCGATGTCATCGGATTAACTCTCGACGAAGCAGTGACCATGGCAGCAGGGACAGATTACGGCATCGCCATACGTACTATGTCCAATGCCAATATCACATGCCAGGTAACAACCGTAGCCGGGACAACAAACGTCCTCACTTTAACTACGCCTATACCCGGAGTGGGCTCACCGGCAGAGGCCGCAGTCGCAGTTGGAAATATCTTCGGCTTCGGAGTGTTAGGACAGGAAACCGATTTCGCCTCCATCTTAGCTATTGTCCCCGAGAATAACTTTCGCGCCCAGATCATAGCCATCCCTTACCGTGAGGCTATCTTTAACGTAGATACCGAGGAGATACCCGAATTTACGACAAATCTAACCCCGCTGACTGTAATTCCCGCCCCCAATGTCATAAGCACCATATCAGACGAGACCGTAATGACATTAGGCGCAGGCGATGTCCCTATGGTCAGAATAAGAATCAGCTATGATCCGCTCAACAGCAATCTTTTCGGAGTCGAACCGGTCTTGATTATCCAAATGCGCCGCAGCGGAACAAATGAACCTTACTTCGCCGCCAACATTGATACTCAGGAATCCGGCAACGTCTTTCTTAAAGGAGTCAGCTCAGGCGAAGAGTGGGATATCCGTCTTAAATTCTCTATCCCCGGC